CTAAAGGCTAAAATTTCTAAATCTGCGCCCGATCATGTGGCACAGCTTGTTAAAGAAGGCATTCTTGGAGCTTTTTCTGTTGGTTTCCGAGTCAAGGATGCTGATTACCTAGAGGAAACCGACGGATTACAGCTTAAGGATGCTGAGTTGTTTGAAGTATCAGTTGTATCGGTACCATGCAATCAAGCTGCAACTTTCTCTCTGGCGAAATCTTTTGACTCTATGGATGAGTACGAAGAATTCAAAAAAACTTTCAAAAATAGTGTAGATCTAGCCGGTCAGTCTCTGGCTAAGGATGAAGATTCATTTGAAGCTAGTGATACACCGGATGGAACTGAAAAGTCAGTTCAAAAGGAGATGAACATGTCGGAAGTACAAACTCCCGAAATCGACCTGGACGCTTTTGCTAAGAAGGTAGCAGAAGAGACTGCTGCTAAGATTGCAATTCGTCAGGCCGAAGAAAAAGCAGCCGCTGAAGCAGAAGCTAAAGCAGCTGAAGAAGCTGAAGTTGCAAAAGCAGCTCAGGAAGAAGAAGTTAAGACTCAGATCCGTACTGGTATCGAGTCAGGTGCTGAGCGTCTGCTTGCAGACGTACAAAAAGAGTTGAATGATCGTAATGCGAACATGGAAGAAACTCTTGCTCAGTACAAGAAAGAGCTCGAAGAGAAGTCAGATGAAATCTCTAAGATGCGTGAGTCTAAGCGTGTATTCGCTGACCGTTCAGAGAAGTCTGACATCACTAAGTGGGGCAAAGACTTTATGGCCGCTCACATGCTCGGCGTAATGACTCGTAAGGGTTGGGAAACTGATTACGCTCGTGAGATTCAAGAGAAAGCTGGTATCAACTATGCAGCTAACGCTGCTGACATCGATCAAGAAGTTTCTTCGCAGATCGAGAAGGAAATCATGCACGAGCTGAAGGTAGCTCGCTTGTTCCGTGAGATTCCAGTAAATGGCGGTGCCACTGTATTGCCAATCCAGACTGATGCGGGTAAGGCTGCATTCCAGACTGGTGCTGCAACTGCAGGTAACTTGGAGAACCGTCCCCAGGTCACTGCTAACCAGTACAATGCGAAGCAGGTAACACTGAACGCATACCGCTTGATTTCAAGCACATTCATGGACAACGACGTAGACGAGCAGGTACTCATCAACTTGATGCCAATGCTTGTTGAGTCAGTTGCACGTGCACACGGTCGTGCAGTAGAAGATGCAATCCTTAACGGCGCAGGTTCAATCACTGGTCTTGACGGATACGCAGCTGCTTCTAGCACAACTCTCGACATCTCAGATGCAACTCGTTTGACTGCAGCTATTTTGTTGGGTGCTCGTGAGCAAATGGGTAAGTATGGCTTGATGCCTTCTGATGTAGCCTACATCGTAAGCCAGAACAGCTACTTCGACCTGTTGAATGATGCAAACTTCCAGACTCTGGATGAAGTAGGTTCAGACCTCGCGGCACGTGTTGTTGGTACTATCGGTGCGGTATACGGTTCACCCGTAATCGTATCTGAGGAGTTCCCAGCAGAAGCGGCTGATGCACCTGCTGCATTCGCAGTTAATACTCGCAACTACGTTGTACCACGTCTCCGTGGTGTATCAGTAGAGCAAGACTATGAAGTAATGAACCAGCGTCGCGTGTTGGTTGCTTCACAGTCACTCGGTTTTGAAGAAATCATCGCTGGCGTGTCCGGTGCTGAGCCTTCAGTTAAGATCGACTTCATCGCTTAATAGCGAGTTATATAAACTGGGGAGGTTCGCCTCCCCAAGTTTTTACTAATTAATTTATGGCAAATTTAACTACATTAAATGATTATAAAGAAGCAGAAGGTATAACGAGCCCTAAAGATGATTCTCGCTTAAACTTTCTTATTCCCTCTGTGAGTGAATTAGTAAAAACTTATTGCGGAAATAGTTTTGTAGACTATTATTCTAGCAGTAAAGTAGATACAGTTAATATTGATTGGAATACTTATATTGTACAATTGACAGAAAGCCCAATCGTAAATGTAAGTCTTGTAGAAGAGCGGGAAGGGTACGGAGAGTCTTATAAAACTCTTACTACTGCAGCTCATGAATATTATGTAGATACTGCTACTGATAGTATTATTCGTACAACAAAGGGAAACTCGTATAAAAATTGGCGGCGTGGCCCAGGTGCAGTTCGTGTAACTTATACTGCAGGATACGCTACTCTTCCTACAGACTTGAGACTAGCACTTTTTGATTTAATTACCTATTACTTGAAAGATGAGCATAAAGAGCGCCGCTCGATAGCAGGTGCCAGTATTCAGAATCAGGCAAGTTCAAGTCAGCGTAATAACGTGGCCTTTCCTGACCACATTAAACGCGTGCTTGATTTGTATAAGAACTTTTAATGAGTAAAGGTACAATATCAAAAAGAATATCAAATCAATTATTGAAGAAGTTATCTTCAGAATATAATAAGAAAACTCGTAAAGAGGCTCAGCAGGGCAGGCCTCAAATATTACAATTAAAAAACTTAGATTTTATAAATGAAACCTTAGACCAATTTATAGAAAGAGGAAAAGGCAGTAAAAGTATAAAAAATGTTACTATAACTAAAAGCGATGTACAACAAGCACAACAACTTGCAAAAACTTACCAAGATAAATTTGTTCGACGAAGAGGCTTTTCAAAAGTAACAGATACTTATGAGTACCTACATATTCTAGAAGTATTACCTAATGTAGCAAAAGATATAGTAGCTGGAAAAAGTTTCATTATATCTAGTTTTTCTACGGCGGGAGAAATAAAGGGAAAAATAGTAGATAACGTATTAAAAGATAAAAGTAAGTCTTTAAGAGCTAGAGTTAGGGCAAAGGTAGACAGGGGTCACGGGGTAGCAGGAGGTACTGCAATTTCCTCATTACAGCTTGCCCAAGCAGCCTCTTTAGCCTCTAAAAATGGAATAGACTTGGCTGCAACACCTGGTTTAGATACTTATTTAAAAAGTCAGTTTGAAGAATATGGAATATCTTTAAAGAACCTAGAACTGATAAAAGAAGTATTAGTAGACTATCAAACTCTAGTCACGCCAAAAGGCAACTTAAAAGCAGATTATATCCCAGTTATTACATTTCAAGATTTTTATTCTAATAGAGGTACTGATGCTAGAGAAGAAAAGAAAATACTTGAAATTGTAAGAAAGTTTTTTACAGATACTATAGGGGCGGATAACCTAGTTAATATGGAAGGCTCTCGTAGTTTAAAAGAAAAAATAGAAGCGCATATAGTAATGCCTTTTATAGAGTTAGACAGAAAAAATTCAAATGTAAAAACAAAAACAAAAGTTAGAAATCAGAATGATGGGCAAAAAAAGAGAGCTCCAAGCAAATCTCTTGCGGCAGGAAGTTTGGCCGTAAAAAGAAAGAAAAATCCTGCAAAGAAAAAGTTTGCTCAAAAAAGTGCGAAAGATACACAACGTTCTATGTTTTCAGTAATTACACTGATAAACCAAAAATTACCATCTGTTTTACAAAAAAATATGAGAGAGCCCGCACTTGTAAATAGAACTGGAAGATTTGCTAATAGCGTAAGAATTATGGAAGTAACAGAAACCCGGCAAGGTTTTCCTAGTTTTGGATATGCTTATCAAAAAGACCCTTACCAAGTTTTTGAAATGGGCCTTGGAAATGCCTCCTGGGCCACAGAAGAAAGAGATCCTCGAAAATTGATTGATAAATCTATTCGAGAAATCGCCGCAGAATTAGCACTTGGAAGATTTTACACTAGGAGATTGTAATGGCAAATGAAAGAAAGTATACTAGCCGAAGAGCCGCCATTACAAAAGCTTTAGCAGACAGACTAGCTTTAATAGATGGGCGAGGCATTTATCATACAGCAGTAGCTGAAGTAAGCCCTCGTTTAAAATTTTGGGACGAAGTGGAAGAATTTCCAGCAATTCATTTAAATGCCGGCTCAGAAACACGAGAATATCAAGCAGGCGGATACAAAGATAGATTTTTAAATATAACTATTCGCTGCTATGTGAATCAAGAAGATTCTGTAGACGCTCTCGATGAACTGTTAGAAGATGTAGAAACAGTTTTGGAAGAAAACAGTAGATTTGTGTACTATGACAGAAATGGTTTGGAACAGTACACTCAACAAATCACAATTATCAGTATAGATACTGATGAAGGTGTATTAGATCCTTTAGGAGTAGCAGAAATACTAATAGAGGTTCGATACTAGAAACGACTGGCACGAACAAAGGTTCACGACCAAGTCTTTTCAAAGTTCATAGGAGATAAACTATGGCAGATCAATTATATTTTAGTAGAGACTCGAAACTCTTTATTGAGTGGGACAGCACTACTGGTGTCTGGGAAGTGCCAATTCTTGATGGATTTAGTTTCTCGCAAGCAACGAACTCTTCTGAGATTACTCTTGCAGAAATGGAAAATACCTCAGGTGCTAGCCGTCGTGGTCGACGTCTGTTTAACGACTCTCTGGCTCCTGTAGAATGGTCTTTCAGTACCTATATGCGTCCCTTTAAATCAGCTGGTGGAGGTGGCGCAAATGACGCGGACAGTGCAACAGAGGTTCACTCAGTAGAGGAAGTTTTGTGGGCACTTATGGCGGCCTCGGATACTTATGCTAGTTATGCGTTTACTCGTACTAGCAATGCTGTAAGTGGTCCTGTTGTTACCCCAGGAACAGGTAGCGAAACTATTACTTTTGCAGAAAGTAACCGTTCAGTATTGCCTACTGCAACTCTTTACTTTTTTGTAAACACTGCAGCAGCTAACCCAGTAGTGTACAAGCTTACCAACGCAGCGGTAAACGAAGCATCTATTGATTTTGATGTAGATGGTATTGCAACTATTAACTGGTCGGGTTTTGCAAAAGAAATTACTGACTTTAGTGGGTCTGTTATTAGGCAGGCAGATCAGCCCGATAATGGAGATACTACAGTTGATTCAACTACTCTTGCAGTAGGAGACATATGGATTGATTCAGATAATAATGATGCTTTCCATATTATGACAAATGTAGACTCAGGCACAGAAGCTGATAAGCAAGCAATTGACGAAGGTACTTCAGCTACAAACAACTTTATTCGTAACCGCTTGACTCAGCTTGCAATTACTGCCGACGATACAACCACATTCCCGGGCGAGTCTAGTAATGGTGTTTATACTCTGACTCTTACTGGCGGAAATATTACTATTACCAACAACCTTACATATCTTGTACCAGAAGAACTCGGTACGGTGAACAAGCCTATTGAGAACATTACCGGTGCTCGTAGTGTAACAGGTAACTTTACCTGCTATCTGACTTTTGATGATTCTAGCAATGCTGGAACTTCAACTGACTTCTTCAACGATCTTACTACTACTTCAGCACTTGACAAAGTTGTAAACGCTTTCGACCTTACCTTTAAGGTAGGCGGTGCAACTACTGATAATAGCGTTCCTGCGGTACAGCTCCACTTAGATAAAGCACATATTGAGATTCCTGCTCACTCAATCGAAGATGTAATCTCTCTGGAGACTACCTTCCACGGTTTGGGAGAAGCAATTGGCGATACGGACGAAGTAGATATTACCTACTATGGCCCAACTCCTGCTTAATTTGTAGCTTTTATAAAAACCCGCTTCGGCGGGTTTTTTACTTCCAGGTCATAAAAAATATTTCTTGACTTTTTTCCTGCCCTTCGATATAATATGTGTATTAAATTAATAACAGCTTTAAAGGATAAAAAATGAGTGATTCCCATATTTCTTTAGCGAGTCTAATGACTCCAAGTAAAACTGTAACAATAGACTTTCCTGGTTATTCAGGTATGACTGTTGATTTATGCTATCTCGCTAGAGAAGAGCTATTAAAACTACGCAAAAAATGTGTAACCACAAAATTTGATAAAAAAACTCGTCAACCGGAAGAAGTGTTAGACGAAGACAAATTTTTAGTAGAGTACTGCAAGGCAGTAATCAAAGGTTGGTCAGGCTTAAAATATCGTTACCTAGAAGAGCTTCTTTTGGTAGATGTCTCCAGTCTTGACCTCGATGATGAACTTGCATATACGTCTGATAATGCAGAACTACTTATGAAAAACTCTTCTGTATTCGATACATGGGTTACTGAAACAGTAGGTGACCTTGAAAATTTTACGAACAACAAGTAGCTGAAGTACAAAAGCTACTTGAGAGATACGTTCGAGAATCTTCACAAATAGACGTAGATAAGTATTTACTTATCTGTGAACAGCTAGGACAAGAACCTGACCCTGCCAAAATGCCGCTGGAATCTTCTGCTTTTCCGGAAGAAGTCCAAGTGGCATTTTTTGTGTTCTCACTTCTTCCCGACTATTGGGAAGGAATGTCAGGAACCTATATGGGGAAACATTGGGAAGGGTTAGAGTATATTTTTGACTTACATCTTATTGAAAATAGAAAAGTAGTTTTCTTCTTTATGAAATTATATGAAGGAATAATAATTAAGTACAGAGCAGAAGAAGCAGAAAAGAAAAGAAAAGCAGAAGAGCGAAAATCAAAATCTGCAGGGGGTGGTAAAAACTATACCCATAATGTCCGTGGCTAATGGCAAAAAATAAAGT